GCTTCTCAATATCTTGCCCTGTTCCCTGTCCGTAATATTTAATCAGAAATGCTCTGACCTCTCCAAAATGTCCGTCACCAGCCGTAATTGTCGGGATAGGTTCTCGTATATCTCGCCCATCGCAATGATTGTTCATCTGGATAAGATTTGCTGTAACTACACTGTTATGATCCCACGCCGTCACTGTTGGCAATGGCTTGTCCATGCTTTCTCCCGCTCCCTTGTAGCCACCGTCATAGTATTTGTGCAGAAATGATGTAATCAGCCCGTACCGATTTGAACCATCCACTGTCATGATTGGATCTTTAATCGTCTGTCCCCGGACTTCTCCCTGTGCTGTTTCGGAATGGTACTGGATCAGTGTAGGGCTAATAAGGCAATGCTCATTCTTGCTTACGATAGTTGTAAGTGGTTCCCGCACATCTTTGCTTCTGTCTTTTGTGAATCCGTTCTGCCCGATCTGCACCATATACGGCTCCGCAATCCTGTACCCATGCTTTCCGGTAATGGTCGGCATCGGCTCCCGGATATCGTTCGGTCTGCGCTCGCCGCCGTGGTTACATTGGATAATAAATGGCTCTGGATTATCCAAAACGAATTTTTTTAAACCTCTTGCAATCCGATCCATTGTTTTCTTGGCAAGCGGCCGCACCGCCCGGATGCCGTACTTTTCTTTTATTTCCTCAGATGTATCAAAAATGCTCGGACACGGGCGGCTGAAATCAATCTGTGTATATGCTCCAACGTAAGGTTTTAGCAATCCGGCTTTTACCGCTTCGCTGTCTGCCGGTCCGTGTGTCGGCTCCGGCCAGACAATCGGTTTACCATCACATCGTGCGATCATGAAGAATCGTTTGCGCATGGTCGGCGCTCCGTAATCTGCCGCTACCAACTCGCGAAACTCCACTTTATATCCCAGATCAGTAAGCTGCTGCACAAATCGCTCGAATGTCTTACCCTGCTTGCTCTTGATCGGATGATGCCCCCGGTTTAACGGCCCCCACGTCTTAAATTCTTCCACGTTCTCAAGCATGATAACTCTCGGCCGGACAAGTCCCGCCCACCGGCAGGCTACCCATGCAAGTCCTCTGATATTTTTATCCTTTGGTTTTCCGCCTTTTGCCTTGCTGAAATGCTTGCAGTCCGGGGAAAACCAGGCAAGTCCGACCGGATGCCCGTTGCACGCTTTGACCGGATCAACCGCCCACACGTTTTCACAGTAATGCTTTGTATTCGGATGGTTTGCCTTGTGCATCTTAATAGCTTCTGGATCATGGTTGATGGCTATATCTACACTGTAGCCTGTTGCCAACTCGATTCCGGTAGATGCACCGCCACCACCGGCGAAGTTGTCTACGATCAGTTCTCCGTTAATCATGGCATCACCTCCGGGAAGTCTGCTTCAAATGACAGTTGGGCATCAGCGTAATTCAACCACAAAACTTCTTCCCTTTTTACTCCCGCTTCCGCCAATGTATCCTTTTTTATTTTTCTCCATCCCTCAAGTATGGAATTGTACAGATCATTTTCATATCCGCTTATCATCACTGGTCCCGGATGATCCGCCAACGCTTTTAACATTTCAAGATGATCCGCATCTGTCATCTCATACTTATACAAATATTTTTTTCTGGTGCTGTGTAAATACGGCGGATCTGCATATATAAAAACATCTGATGTGTTATAGCGTTTGATAAGCTCTATCGCCGGGAGATTCTCTATTTGAACACCTTTCAACCGCTTTGATGCCTGAGTAACGACATCCGGATATTCCGCCCATGCTTTTGCTGGATTGGGGCTATTTGTCTGCTGACCGCTTTTGAATCCATTATGGTACAGGTTTGCGCAGCCAAACCCTTGCCAACATCTAACACAAAACCTCCTTGCCCTCTCAACATCTACATCGGATTCCTGATAAGCCAGGTCATACTCTGCTCTGCTGTATGGAGTAAGTTCTATCAGCCGTTTCAATTCATCCGGATCATCCCTAAGAACGCGGAAGAAATTCACCACTTCACCATGCAGATCGTTTACTGTCTCTATGTGGCACCGTGGTTTGTTAAACAATACCGCAAGACTTCCTGCGTATGGCTCCAAATACACCGTATGCTTTGGCATGTTATTTACTATCCAATTTGCTATTCGGGATTTTGCCCCCGGATATTTCAATACCTGTTTCATTTTCCCACAGGAACCGGGTACCCTTTATGCGCGCTGGTTCGGCTCCTTTCTTGCTTTTTTATCTTCCCTGTTTTACAATATACTTGTCTTTGAGATAGGCAGGCGGGTGATCCCGTTGGGATGAAGGGTATTCGGTTGGCAGTCATAAAACTCATTGCAACTTTAATAATTGCTCTTTGTACTTTTAGTACGGAAATGGAGAATTCTATGGCAACACAAATTCCAACCACTCAAACAAGCAACTTAATGGTCAGCACAACTGCCGACCGCCCTTCTACCTATCTTAAAAACTTTTATTTCATAAAATCTTCAATGCTCATCTGCCCTTTGCAGTTGTCCCCGATCGTCGTAGGATCCCATCCCACGCCGATATAGTCCAGGACTTTCGCCCATCCATAATCATTCCCGTCCTTATCCTTACAGAGATGGAACATCAGATAGTCCCACTCTTTTGGATTGCTTTCATACAACAAGTCAAACCGATGGGGACGCTTCTCCATGTGGATTCCAAACCCACACATACTGCAACCAGTACGCTGTGCCTTGGTCGTATATAATGTACCGTCTGGTTTCCGCTCAATCGCTCCATATATATCCGGTATGATCGTCTCCGGCATCTTAAAGCACTTGGGGATCCGCCCATCCCTTAAAAGCCTGTCGTGATATTTTTCTTTCAAGTCATTTTTCCACAACTCATCCATCTCCAACGCCAGCCTTAAAATATCCTGTCTGCCAAAAATCGCAAACGGCGCTGATCTGATCGTGGATGCTCCGAAGTAATTACAGCCATTCATCCGCAAGCTCTTGGCTCGCCTGCCGCCCTCGGATGCCATTAATCCCAAATATGGCACACTGTTGTGTTCTTTTCCCCAGTTGTCACAATTTTTCTCTTTAAGGTAATAGCAGCACTTAGACGATACCAGAAAGTCCGGCTTCCGGAAGTCACATCCCTCATTTTCGTTTTCATATCCTCCGAACAGCTCAAGCCACTTCTGCTTCAGCTGCATTTTTGAGTTTTTCTGCCACCCGCCGTATTCTCCGGTCTCTCCGGTTATGATCGCATGTCGAACCGTTTTGTTCTTCTCCGTAGGATTCTGGAGCAGTTCTATCTTTCCCGCAATTTCCTTAGAAATAACCGGGAATCCAAATTCCTGTATTACCCTCGCCTTAGTCCACAATTTCCCGTCATCCCGTTTCAGTGGCGGCACATTGATAATCCCGATCGCCTTATGTACCTTCTGGATGCTCTTATCCTCTAATGTGGATGCCGACACTCCCGGAACATCTATCTGACACACTTCACGCAAAAACAGGAATAATACGATGCTATCCAATCCACCAACCGATACATGACAGTTCAGCCCGCGGCGATCACACTCTGACTTAAACTCTTCCGCCCTGATCTGGGCGTATTTCCGCTTAAACTCATACGGCTGTTTCTCTTTTTGCATAAACGAAGCGATCTTCTCATATGCCCCTATTCGCTTCATCCTTTCCTGTACTGATTCCATATTCCCTCCTTTGATCTCTTTTCGCACCACATCGGGCTTGTGTGTATGCTCCTTGGCACTTCCCGGATCTCCGAATCAGATACCCGGCATCCCCACACTCGCCGCCCGGTTGTATTGATTACGCAACACCGCTTCTCACGCTCATTACACTGCGGAATGTATACCCGCCCGTCTCTGGCTCCCTTTGTCACGGTCGTTTTTAATCCGTTTGTCCGGATGTAGTAGTACACCGAGGATTCCGTGATGTATGTTTCAAAATGCACCTGCATGGCATCTGTAATCTGACCTGTCGTACATCCGGCGGCAAGCAGATGCTCGATCTCACCGCGGTACGGATCAAAACGGCTGTGGCGGCGCTTATATATCTTTTTTGCCATCTCGGATACCTCCCGTCAGTTGCTGTTCCAGTTCGTCAAAATCATAGCTGCGCTGGTCAAAATTGTTGAATTTATTCGACTTCTGTGTTGATCCCGCCGGCCGCTCCGGTCTTGCGCTGTTCTGCGCTCTGGATAACCACGCATTTAAAAAACGTTTGGCTCCATTCCTCGTTTTCCTGTTTCTTGGATTTGACAAGCACCACGCTTCAATGTTCCTCAACTCCTGCTTAACGTCGATCCCCGGATAGAGCTGCTGGTATGTAACCACGTCGTTCTCCGACACCTCGTATTCTGTTGCATCGTTCAAAAGGAATTTGCCAGCGCAAGGCGGGGTATCCGCCGGTGCCATAACTCTATTATCATTACTACTAATATCAGTATCAGGTTCATTATCAATATCAGTATCAGGGTTATTTTGCTTTTCAGAAAAACCATTTGCTTTTTTTGCTTTTGCCTGCTTTTTGGAAAAACCATCCGCTTTCGGTCTGCCGCCAAGCTTTCCTGCTTCTCTGCGTTTCTCGCATTTCTCCATGTATGCCGCATTATCTCGATCCATTCGATCTTGGATAAAGCTAAATGCCATATCTGCCGCAGCGTCCAGGTCCGGTATTTCCTCGCCTGCCGCATAACACAATATGGCTGTGAACAGCTTCCCCCTCTGCTCCATATCCATTTTCTGGACGTGCCGCAAATACTCGGTATACATGACGAAGCTGTTCTTATCTCCTGCCAATCAATCACCCCGCCCCCAGTACAGATCCTTAATGAGATCTACAAGCTGCATTTTCGCCTGTTCAGCAGTCAGTTCCGTGATCTGCACTTCAATTCGCGGGTTTTCCGCATCTACAAACGTGTCAAAATAAAAGTTGTGAATGTATTTCTGACCATCATCCTTGATGATCCACGCCTTTTTAAGACTGTCCTGGACAAACTTGGCAGCGCAGGAAAGAATATTGTCATTGTCTCTGCGTCTGTTCGGCTCATAAAACCTGTAATAGATCAGTACCGGCTTATCAATATGTACACCGCGAAGCTGTTGCCGGATAGCATAAATAATGGAATCTTCATTTTTTCGCTTCATCATCCCGCCTTTATGGGGATTTGTCCGATTTGCTGATGTGTATTCGTTCAGCCCTTCCAGTCTTCCCGGAATCGTAAACTTATACTGCACACGCACCACCATCCATTCCGATCTGTGCATTACAGTCACATATGATCTCCTGCAAATATGCCGACAGTGTATAGCAGTCAATAAATTCATGCGCATCTGCCAGATCCTTACGTTTCAAAGCCTTGTAACTCTTTGTCTTGCCGTCATCATCATAAATACCAAATTCACGTTTCAACTGACTGTAAATGTCACGGTATACCATCTGGCGCACCTTTTTATCCTTATAGGCTTCGGATTTCTTGCCGCCAAGCATTTCCACACCTTTGCGTTTCACATGCGCCGACAGTTCATCCGATTCCGCACCAAACAGCGGCATATCATTTTCGATGGAATATACTTTCTGTTCTACGGAATCCACTTTCTGTTCCAGTTCCACAGTGCCCTGTGCCAGCAAAGCGATCTGTTCCAGTGCTGTGTGCGGTCTCTGGATTGTTTCTTCCATCTCATGAAACCGGTTGATATATTTTGCGGTAAACTCTGTTCCCTTAACTCCGGTCAGCTTATGAGCGATAAACTCACAGCCTTTCTTTGTGACCAGGTAGCAAGGTCTTTCCTGCCCTTTTTTATCCAGATATGTATTCTCTGTAAAAAATTCAACGTGGGAAATATTCCCCTCGTTAAATTGAGATGTATATCTCCTAATATCTTTCATTAAATCGTTATGTGGTTTCCCAACCATATCAGCAACCTCAACCGAGGTAATTGCTTTCTGCTCTAAATTCTCCATATTTCTCCTTTCCCCCGGCACCGAAGCACCGGGCAATAGTCATGGCTCGTGATACCTTTCTCGCATGAACAGTTTCTTTCGCTAACGCGGGTGTCTCAACCCTAGTCTTTTACGACTATCCCATAAACCTTATAATCTCTCTGGAATGCATCCATCCCTTTTTGATGCGCTATTGTATGATGTGTACGGCACAGGCATATCTTCCGGTAATTGCTGTCATCCACTTTCCTGCGATCATTTCCCATGCCGATCGTATCAACATGATGTATCTCACCATCCCGGCCGCACACGGCACATTTTCTGTTTTTCAGGCAAAAGTACAAATATCGCCCAATATCATCTGTCCGCTCTATTGCATTCTCTGAAAGCTGTATACCGTTCTGTATGGCAAATTCCAATATGGTATTGATAAATTCCCTTGCGACATCCATAGAACAGTTGGAAAGACTGAAATACCCATCACCTGTCCGGATCATATGCTCATATTTCATGATCTCTTTCATTTCTTCCGGTGGATAACCGGTATAATCAGCAATATCACGGATGGTCGCATATGCCTTTTTCCGTTGCTCCGCAGAAATATGTCTGCCATCATCAAAACGGATTTCCGCTTTACTGATCTTCTTACGGACCAGCATTTCTGCAATATGTTTTTCCGGTATTACCGCCCGGATCTCCGTGCCGTCTTTATCCTCACGGCATTGCTTCAAAACTACCAGCTCATGCATCATTCATCACCGTATTTCGATTTTATCGCCAGCAGCATATTTCCAGCGTTGGCAGCACTCAACGTATCCCATGTGCTATTATTGGTTTTCAGCCAATACTCAGCGTTGATTTTGTGCTTGTTGCACAGATCCTTTATCGTCATGATCTGCGCAGCCGAAGCCTTTTCCTCACACTCCGGTATTGCATTTCCAAAAGGCTGCATTTCTTCTTTCAGCCACAGATCAAAGCCAAGGCCTGTATGTATCGCAACACACTTTACAAAACTGCGGCACATGCTATTCCAGACTCTTTGCTGGCTCATGGAATTATCCTTAACCGGATTGGATCCGTTCATTACCGGGGACTGCATTTCGTATTCGTCTGCGTCAATCACAACCTTAATTCTTGTTTCATAACACCGGTTTGTATTGCCGCTTTTATCAGTAAACGTCTGATCTGTCATTCGCAGACTGCTTCCTGTTTTTTCATCAGGTATTGGCATCCAATATACTTTCTCTGCTCCGTTTTCATGAAGCAGATCAATACATTTCGCCCAATTAAGGTACAGCATGCCGTCTCTATCCTCACAATACGGTTTAACATCTATCCCCCGCATCTCCTTATAACTTTTCAATGCCATAATCACACCTCACAATCATTTGAAATCCTTAAATCTCCGATACAATCTTCACACCATATATCCCCGTTCGGGAACACATATCGAAAATCACCCTGGGTATGGTTTCCGCAGTTACAGCAGATCGGAAGCCTGTCCAACTGTTCCGCCTGTTCTTCGTCCCGCCGAAGAAAATCATCATACGGATCACCCATCATTTTCGCCATCCAATCCGGCAACTGCTTTTAATGACTTCGTATCAATATAAAGCTCATCCTTGCGCAATCTGATATAATCGTTCAGCACCTGCAATCTTGCCGCAGCATACAGCAGCGCACGATACTCTGATTGTGGAATTGTTATTGTTTCTCCTAAAATCATCTTATAAATTCCTCCATTTCCATCTGTTTAAAATCCTTGGATGCCACCATACACTGCATCCGGTACACGATGTCCTTTCTTTTTTCCTTTTCTTCCAGGCATTCGCGGCAGTAACCGTTGACTGCTTCACCGGCATCCAGATGATCCCCGCATCCTCGGCAAACTTGATATTTCATAATTTTTCCTTCCGTTTCTCCGAAAACTGTGCTATAATACACAAAAATACATAGACGTATTTTTAATCAATAGCACCGGTTCTCGCCAAAGAATCTGACGGTGCTATTTTTCTTTTTAATCTGCAACGGAAATTTACTTTCTCCCGCTCACTCTGGATCTTCTTTAATTTGTTTCCGGTCCCGAGCAATGCCAGCCCGATCAAAAACACGATCCCGCCGATCACAGGTTGTCCATCGTAACCGCAGGCTGACAAGATCGCCGCCGTGGATCCGGACACCATGAGTATGTTTCCTGTCTTAATCACTTTTCCTCACCTCCTACCGATTCTGTCGGATAGCTTTCAATAAATTTCTCCAAATCCGTGCCCCTCACTTTCTTTGCTCCGTTAAGTACCAGATACGGTAACTTTCCACTATTCATAAGGTTGTAAACCGCATTTCTGTTTGTTCGAAGCACTTCTGCTACTTCTGATACCCTGTATATGGGGTTATATGTCTTGACCATGATCCGTTACTCCTTTCTTCCAAACTTTCGTTGTTCAATCACATGTGGTACAATCTCCTTACAGGACGTTGCCGCGTCCAAATATCAATCCCAAAGGAGATTTATTACTATGGACGAACTGATAATTCAGTACGCAATGAAAACTTCCGACAATTTAATCAAGAACAATCTGCAGCCCATCCTTGAAATGTTAGCCGGTGGTTTAGACCGCCAAATTACCGAAGATGAAGCATTGCTTTTGACTAATGCTGTTAAGGTGTCTGTTTACCTCGGAATATCTCAGACGATGACAACTTTATGTTCTGCTGGTCTTCTGGAATGTTCGGAAGACGCGTTGAGACGCTTTCTGCTAACTCCGCAATAGATTTTTCTACTTTATTTACCGAAAACATGGCTCTTGCGGAAATCAGCTCTGTGAGAGCCGTTGTCTTTTCTGAAATCTCATGTTCATATTTTTCTCCAGATGCGATTGCATAGATGATATGTTCTGCTAATACTTCAATAAGTTCATCTACTTTTTTCACTCTTCTCACTCTCCCTTCTGCAGTTCTGACAAAAGTTCAACCCTTTTCATAAACGCCTGTCTTTCTTCATCACTTGCGGCGCCCTCCAACGGAGCACAATCTGTTGCGATAAGAAGCCTTGCGTCGTTAGGTTTATCCTTGTGATCGTGAATGAACTCCACTTTTACAACATGGTCGCCGTACACTTTTCCATTCACCATGACATACGTTACTTTGCCGTTTGAAGCAATTATGATATTCTGATTTTTCATCGTTATCTCCCTTCTATATTAATTTTAGGCGCAGAAACGGAAATTGCTTCTTTTGTATGAGTGATTTCCGTTTTTTCTGTTTTAACGTGCACTTCATCTTTGCTTACTGCGATTGTACTTTCCGTTTTCTTCATCTCCTTTCTCAATCTGTCTCAAAAAGATAGTCAAACTTGCATTTGAAAAGTTTACATAATGCCTTGATCTCAAATGTAGTGAATTTTCCCGTTTTCTTTTTACCTTCATAAGAAACTCTTGAAATTCCAAGTTTCTCCGCCACATCTGAATTTGTCAGACCTTTCCGTGCCTGTTCTGCTTCTAAATTTCTAAACAATATTGTCCCTCCTTTCTTTTATGTTTGCGTTTTGCAAACTTTAATTATAATATAATTGCTATTCGTAAACTTGTCAATACTTTTCTTTACATTTTGCAAACTTTTTAATTGACATGTTTGCATAGTATATATATAATCAAGGTAACAGGAGGTGTTAGTCATGGGAGACAACTTCAATGAGAATTTAAAAAATGCAAGAGAGCGAAAGGGAATGTCGCAAAAAGATGTTGCAGAAGAAATTGGTGTTGCAAAGTCCACATATTCATTATATGAAAGCGGAAACCGTGAGCCAAACGTCCAAACAATAAAGAGAATTGCAGATGTGTTAAATGTATCAGCAGATGACTTACTTGGTTTAAATGACGAACCAATCACTATTGCCGCCCACTTCGACGGTGACGAATATACTGAGGAAGAACTTGACGAAATAAAGGCATTTGCTGAATTTGTAAAAACCAAAAGAAAGTAATTGCCCAGATTTCAGGACATCTATAAGAATATACTGGAGCGGGAGGTGTTTTAATTGAATACATATGAAGAATTGCAAGACGAAGCCTGCAAGGATGGTATAGAAATTATAGATAATTACGCTTTCAAAAGCGAACGGATCAGCGGCTTATATTGTGACAGCACTATTGCCTTAAGCAAAAATCTAAAACGAACCGCTGAAAAGAAATGTGTTCTTGCAGAAGAGCTCGGGCATCATTACACCGCGGCAGGAGATATTATCGACCAATCCTCCGTGGAGAACCGGAAACAGGAAATGCGCGGCAGAATTTGGGCTTACAATAATCAAGTTGGCCTGCGTGGCATTATTGACGCATATCTGCACAACTGCAAAAATCTGTTTGAAATGGCGGATTATTTCGGAGTTACCGAAGAGTTTTTAAATGATAGCCTAACATATTACACAAATAAATACGGTATATGCACACAACTTGATAATTACATTATATATTTTGATCCTTTAGGTATTCTCAAATTATGTGAATAGTTGTCGGAAATTGCCGTTTTTTTATGATTTAATCCACATTGCATATAAGATAAAATTATATTGATACCCTATAATTATAAAAAATGAGAGGATGAGATTATGAATAGTAACACAAACAGCGAAATGCCATTTACACCTAACCAGCAAGCTCCACAAAAGAATTCCACTCTTAGCGTGCTTGCATTGATTTTCTCCATTACTGGATGTCTCTGCTTTATCGGTTTAATACTGTCGATCATTGATTTAGTTCAAAGAGACAATAGTAAAAAGCACTCACTTTCAAAAGCTGCCCTTATTATCTCTGTTGTATGGATTGTATTATCTATTATTTTCGGTGCAATAGGTGGTGGCAAAAACTCACAACCCTCTGTTCCAGATACGGCGTCTACCATAGCGTCTACTGAAACTTCCCAAAGCAACAACACTTCGGAAAATACCGAACAGACAGAAGCAACGGATACAAAAAATACTGAATCTGAAAATGTTTCCAAAAATGAAGAATGGATTTCCAAAGATGAATACGATCAGATTGAAACCGGTATGTCCTATGAACAGGTGAAAGAAATCATCGGATCAGACGGCGAGGAAGTCAGCACTGCAACGGTCGGTGATATGACGACCACTATATATATGTGGTATGGAAAAGATCATATGAGCAATGCAAATGTCACATTTCAAAACGATTCAATGTTTGCGAAAGCTCAATTTGGGTTGGAATAATTTGAAAGGAGCGATATTATGGCACAAATAACATGCCCAAGATGTGGCAGTCAGAACATCACTTTTCAGAGGGAACAAACCGGAAATATCGGAGCCGGAACAAACAAAGTGGTAATTCAGAACGATAAAGGTCACAGTTGCTTGTATTGGCTTCTGATCGGATGGTGGTGGAAATTGATCTACTTTCTGATGATCGGCTGGTGGTGGAATCTACTTTTCAAGCGTCACAGTCTCGGTGGAATCAATGTACATGCCAATAAGGCAATCAACCACACCGTGGCAATATGCCAGAACTGCGGAAATTCGTGGAAAGTAAACTAAATAAAAAAACCGCCCCAGTGCTACCAACACCAGAGCGGAAAACATAGCTCCGAAAAGCATATGCCCTACACAAGCATATTGTATCATTCTCGGAGCAGTTACGCAAGCGGAACACCCGTTCCACGCTGGCTGTTATTTTTATACACATTTTTAAGGAGGAATGATATTATGGCAACAATCAGTACAAGAAACAGAAACAAAGGGAAACTTGACCGCAATGGCAAACCAAAGGCTCCCAACTGGGAATACCGGTTTGATCTTGCACCCGTTGATGGCAAGCGGCAACAGGTGAGCAAAGGCGGATTCAAGACAAAAGGTGAAGCCGAAGCTGCCGGGAACAAGGCACTTGCAGAGTATAATAACGCAGGTACGCACTTCTCTCCCACTGAAATTTCTGTGGCAGACTATCTTGACTACTGGATCAAAAACTACTGCCTAGTAAATGTATCAGACAGTACCCTTGTAGCATACCGGAACATTATAACCAATCACATCAAACCACGAATTGGAAATTACCGTCTCCGAAGCGTCACAACGATGGTGCTCCAGGAAATGATAAATGATATTTACGTCAATCGAGGATTTACAAAAAGTTTTATGAAAAATATTTTGAAAGTAGTAAAAGGCTCCTTTAAATATGCGAAGGTTACGGCAAAGCTGATCCAGACAAATCCCGCAGAAGATGTTACACTCCCAAAGATCACCCAAACATCCGACCGTGAGGAAATTATCATATTAAGCAAATCAGACGTTATACGGATACTAGAACGCTTTAAAAAGCATACGTCACACTACTATGCTATACTAACTGCATATTATACTGGGTTGCGAATTTCTGAAGTATATGGTCTTACATGGGACTGCATTGATTTTGAGAGTAAAACACTGACAGTTAATAAAATATGCAAAAAAATACCTGTCAATGGCAAGGCATCTGATTCCACAAAAAGATATGGCACACATGGCAAAGCACTTACGCGCTGGTATTTTGGTACTTGTAAGACCCCAACATCCTATCGAACAATATCTATTGGTGATACTCTCCTTGCTGCCCTTAAAGAATATAAAGCATGGCAAGAAGATAATGAATTGCGCTACGGGGAATTTTATACGAAATATTACATAAAAGATGAAATAACAGAAACGCATAAAGAAGTGAAACGACTAATTCCAATGCAGGATGCCAATTTTGAAGTTCCGCTAGAAAGATCATATCCAGTATTTATAAAAGAAGATGGGAGCTTTCAGGGAACGGATTCAATGAAATATCCATCCAAAGTTATCAATTATGAACTCGGCATACATTTTAACTTTCATGCGCTACGACACACTCACGCCACAATGCTCATAGAAGCCAATGTACCAGTCAAAGCCGTATCTGAACGTCTCGGACACTCTAACACAAGAACCACCCTTGAAACCTACGTCCACGTCACAGATTCGATGCGTGAGGATGCAGTAAGCAAATTTGAAACATTCGGTAACCTTGAAAATGATAAGATCGTCACGATCGGTGAAGCCAAACGTTCCACAAAGACTTCTTAAATCTGTGGGCACAAAAATTTTGTGGGCAAATTGTGGGCAAGACATAAAAAAACCGGTGTTCTGACATCGTTCAAAACACCGGAAAAGCTCTATTTACTGCTTGTTCATGCAGCAATGTTTATATTTCTTACCGCTTCCGCATGGACTTACTTTTGTTGCATAGTATATATTTGCATATCATTTTATGTATCTTAATGCCTACCCAAAGTAGCATAGTTACTGTGGTCGTAGGCATTTTATATATCGTTTGATATCCTATGCAAAAATAACATAATTTACTCGTTTGTGGGCAAAATGTGGGCATGGACCACACAACTAATATTTTTTCTGTAAGCCATATTTTAAACTTTTGTTATAACGTAAAAAGCCGGAAGGATTTCTCCCTCCGGCTTGTCCTACTTAATATATGTAACTTCTCTTGCCATCATCGGCACATACCCACTCTTCGCGATTTGTGCCAGAAATGTTCATCCAGATGCGACCTGCACTGTCTCTTGCTGTTGCTCTGTTCAGCACGGCTGTGTTGCTGATCTTATACAAAACATTGCCATCCTTGATCTCACGCGTTGATCTTGCCCGAAGATTTGAACAGTGTACAAAATATGCAATGCCCGGTCTGTAATTTGGCTGCATATGTACCGTTTCCGTGGTCTGCACTGGAGCACTGGTAATTCCGAGGTCAGAATATAACATTGATACATCGCACCAACCGGATACACCCGGAACAATACCTTTACTTGTGTACTGGTGCAAATCATGCTTAGGCAGTGTGATCTTTGTGCACAGACCGCCGGTATTATTTCCATACTTAGCCGCCCATATAGTATACTGACGTAACTCGTCATAGATCAGATTATCGTAAAACCAGGATTCCGATGCATACACTCCCGGTTGTCTACCTGTAGCCTGTACCATGTTGCAAAATGCTTTACAAACCGCTGTACGGACAGGTTTACTAAGACCGTCCGCCCTTACTTTCCTCTTTGTGCCGTCTCCATCCTCGGAATCAATAAAAATCGGCAATGTCGCACCGTACTGATTCGCAAGTGCCACAGAAAAGGCAGCTTCTTCCCGCCCCTCCTGCTCTGTGATTGCCTGTGACATAAAGTACACGCCAAACGGAATGCCGAGGTCCCGGCATTTTTCGGCAAATTCCGGAAATTTTGCATCAATCTTGATGTTTCCGGCTCTATATCCCCTAACGCCACACCTCAAGAGAATACCGTCGCAGTTGGCTTTAACCGCATTCCAGTCTATGATCGTATTGTACTTTGAAAAGTCTAAAATTTTCATATGTTACTCCTCCTTGCTGCACTCTTCGCACTCCGGCAGACCGGCTACCGACGTTGCAATAGACAGGATACCGGCCAGTACAGACGCAGATGCAACCATCTTCCAGTCCACCGCACCCATGACCGATGCTGTGCCGATCGTAGCAATAAAGGTCTGCGCTACGGTTTTAACAGCTCTCACACCTGCTTTTTTTAACCATTCCGCAGTATTTACATTTGTCTTTAAAACACAATTCTTAAACATACTCTTCACCTTTTTAACCTTTCTTATAAAATATTCAGTTCCTACTTAAATACGCCAACTTCCACTGCATAGATAAAAAATCCCACCAGTGCCGTGGCAAACGTCCCGATCAGCGCATTGATGGATTTTGTCTGCTTCTCCAGTGATGCGCAAAGGGTGTCTACCCTTGCATCCGTCACCGCTACGCCCTTTTCCATCGTCCGGAGACGTTCCGCATGATCGTTAAGCCGATCCTCTGTCGTTTCAAACTGCTTTTTGATGTACTCTTCACTTAATGGCATAATCTCAACTCCTTACTTCTTGTACTCTTCACAAGTAATCTCCGCGTAATCTTCTTTTGTCAGCCGCCCAATACTGACAAGATATGCAAGTCTCTCTTTACTCCAGTATTTCGGGTAGTTCTTAAGTGCCAATCCTTTTACGTCCATGTTCTTCACCTTTTTAACCTTTCTTTTTATAACTCTACGCCAGATACTGCTGCCAGATATTCCACATCCGCTGCCGCCTGCTTAGCAATGTCCAACGCTGATTTTTTGTGCAGATACACCGTATAGTTGTATGTGCCGTCCACATTGGGTTTAATATTTATCTCGTCCCCAAGAGACACATATCCGGTATACGCCTGTTCCTTTTTTTCGTTGACAATTTTAATTACCGTGTCGTCCGGCAGTACCTTAAAGATGGCAAGTGCATCATCAATCTGCCTGTCCGTACAAAAAGCAACCACAAGCACATCTTCGCCGTTTAAGTTACCTTTCTGCGCTCCAAGTCCTACTGGCATCAATTCTGTTTTATTCACATACATGTTCAGCATAATAATCAACCCTTCCTTATTCGTTTTTTAATTCAGTTACCTTTTCTGTCTAAGTTCATCTAGTTCTTTCTGTTGCAGTTGTGCAAGTGCGATCAAATATGGTATAAATTTTGTCTGGTCAACACCCGGCACTCCCTTATTTCCCATATCACCCAGCAACTCGTTAAACTCTTCTTTATTCCAATCCTCCGGTATGACCACCGCTTCCGGTATTATCTTTTCTACCTCGTCTACAATCACACCAACCACGCTTTTCTGATCGTTTCCAAAGCCCGGCCGGTAATCAAACACCTCGACCGGAATTTCCAGAATCTTTCGTATCCTTTCCTCTGTTGCCAGGCTGATATTTTCCTTTGCTCCACGGTAAGAATCCGCCGCCAAACCAGTATAATGCAGTGTCGCACATCTTATATCCATATTTGCGTTAGCGGCAGAATTCGTTATCTGCACAGAGTTTTCACTTTGTAGATATAATGGATTTGGTGACATTGCCCGCAATATCCTTATATTTGTGATTAAATTATTGTTCATGTCAATATTCCCGGTCATCGTTCCGCCGCTTCTCGCTAACCGCGCATTAGCTCGCGTCTGCGCATCTGTCTGGATATCTGTAAAATGCTTCCCGTCAACAGTGTCCGCATTTGTGGCATTTCCAACTGTCATATCACCATTGGGTACGCAATAGACCACCCCAGCTCCTCCGTTAAATCCCAAATAGAACGCTCTTCCATTCGTGCTTTCCCCTGCCTGCTTGGGTGTGGAATTTTTTATGTCCGTAAATCCATCTAACGTACCGGCTGTTGTAGCATATTTCACAGACTTAGCGCTATCTGCCGTATTGTTGCAATTCCCAAGCCCGACCTGCGCTTTGGTTACACCATGCGGATTTGACTTATTATTGATATGCGCAATCAGTGTACTCACTGCTTTGGCAATCTTTCCGAAAAATGTCTTTCTGTCCTCTGTACCAGTCAATTCGGCAAGATCTGCCTGCACCGTAAAATCCGTTTTAAGGCTCATTTCCCCTGCCGCATCCACATTAATGTCATCACCAGCTTTTACGATTCCTGCTTCCTTTGTTGTTGCCACATTTACAGCCGCACCGTGGATCGTTCCATCCTCATCCACTGTGATCGTATCACCGTCCGGTTTTACGATTCCTGCTTCCTCTGTCGTTGCGACTGCCCCTCCGCCGCCAACTACACATTTCATCCAGTATTCCGTGTTTGTGGTTCCCGTACCGGCTGGCACGGCTTTTTTTGCTATGTACAATGTATTGTTGTACGCAACCGCATCCAACCGCTTATACTCCACTGCTGCGCTCCAATCGCCTTTTGGTACGATTGCCACTCTTCCCGCGTTTGCCATTTAAGCCACCTCCCATATCAGATCTCCGTCGTCATTAACAGAGAAATTATTGCCTGTATTATCTGTGTAGATCAACTCGCCATCGTCATTCAAACCGAATGTGGCAAGTCTTAACCGCTTTTCTATGTTCGCATTGTACTCCGCCGCCTTGGAACAGTAATACTCGGCATTATCTTCATCTTCACCGGTTCTGGTGCCGGTACCGCCCACAGCATAGCTTTGCGCCGCTTTTGCGCTTATATTTGCTGCTGTCTCGGATTGCTGTGCCTTTGCGACCTCAACCTTAATGTCTGCCAAATAGTTAGGCTGCAAGTGTTTTTCTTTGATACTGCCCTCTTTCACAATAGCCTTGACCTTGCCCTCTGCTGTCAATTCAAATGCTACGGTGTCAGATTCCATAAACTCATACTGCGTAATCAGCGCAGACAGATCAACATACTGTTTCGTGCCATCATCAAGCGTGATGATTAACTGCTGTTTCTGCGGATCATAATCAAAATTCACAGCCAGCTTTTCCAATTTGGTATCGATTACTGCCTTGGATCCGGACATCTTAACCACGGTCAGCGTTCCGTCCGATTCATCCCATAAGATTTCTTTCACAAGTTCATTGGCTTTCGCCAGATCAACCTTGGACACATCCATAGCAATGACACGATCATCGATTTCATCCACTGCCGCCTCTATTTTGTTAAGATTCTGTTTATTAACCGGTGTCTTGATGCTTGGGTAATTCTCCCAGATAGTCCGATTACAAGCCTTATTCATGTGACCACCTCTATTCTTCTTTGCTTAAAATCGACTGTGCATAGGTTTCTACGGTAGTCAGTGCCTTAAAGCACTCTTCGTCTGTCACAACACGGTTTACCTTGATGTTCTGTCCAGTAACCTTTCCGTCACTATTCACCTCATCGTAGGTAATTGCAAGCCGTCGCATGTTTCCGTCATTCGCAAATGCGATACCTTTAATATTTTTCATGCTGCCACTTCCTCGCTTTCTTTTTCAGTGTCATATAATAGGGTTTCAAGATATTGATACGCTGTCTCTGCGCTATCTTCGTTGTCGGCTTCGAGATCATCTAATAGCTGATATGTCACATCGGTTGCCGTTTCTTCGTGGACTGGTTTTTCAAAACTTTCAAGCCGGACCGTATCATATCCTTTCTGTACTGCCTTGATCTCCCAACCAAATGCAAGTCCCGGTGTGCCGCAGACCACAAAATAAGACGGTGACCGCTCATTGACATACACATTGCCCTCACCGTAAGCCTGCAAAAATATCTGGTACTGCACATCTGTATCTATGGTTTCTGCAAAAACATCATCCAACCACACATAGCATTTTCCAGTTTTGTCTATAGCTCCCTCGCCAACGTCCCCAAACATCGGCGTAGGTGTCTCATAGCAGTATTGCAACCGCTCCGCATAATTCTCGGTTTCTATGATCCGGTTCTTGGCTCCATAGACCTGCATTGATCCACCGGCGATAATACCGCCGCTCGTATCAAGCCCCAAGCTATTGAGTATAGCCTTATAGCTGTCATTCCGTGCTTTAACGCCGACCTCGTTATGACCGATATATCCATACCATGTCGGTCCCTCTGCGCGACATCCGCCGGCGGATATAAACGTGGCATAGTTGGGATCTGCAGATGTTCTGACATCAAATCGCGTTTCGTCGGCGACAGTATCTCCGATTGCATGAAACGTGGAGCCGGTGATCGTAGTACCGGTAATGGTGCTTGCATTCATCACGCTACTGGTAATCGTTCCGGAAAGGCTAGCATTTCCGTTTCCGTCCAGGTTAAATCCTGTGCTATTTACAATCAGCCGGTTTGCTGTCAGCGTAACTTTATCTGATTCCTGGCTGATTTCGGATGACACGCTCCCTTTGCTTACCTTGGTCTTAATGCTCTCCGCTGTCTGAGTAATACTACTCGACAAGGATTCTTCTGCTCCTTTGGCTCGTGTGACTTCGGATGTGATGCTCTCCGCTGTCTGGGTGATCTTACTGGACAGCGATCCCTCTGCCTGCGTTGCCCGCTTAACCTCCATCGTAATAGATTCCGCGTTTTGCGTGATCTGCGACTGCAAGCCCTTTTCTACATCGGTGATTGTGGATTTGGTTTCCTCAATCGTACGTTCAAGGACATTGCTCTTGCCCTTAAGCTGCAAGATGTCCTGATGCACCGAATTGACCTTTTTTGTCCGGTATTCTTCGCCGTCTGCGCTGATCGCGTCCCGCAAAGCCTGTATGCCTTTGAGCGTGCGCTTCAAAATGTAAGTTTCGATCAATTCATATTTCGTGTTGAACCGGATTGAATTTCCGACTTCCAGACACGGATTCCCCTTGCAGTCAGCCGAATACGGTCGATATACGAGGTTCTTTATCTTCCCGAATACGTTATTGGCAATACCTCTTAATTCGTCCGAGCCTTTACCATACACAAGGAAATTTCCCTCAATGTTATAGCCATTGCTGCCGGTGCCAACGATCACACCAATGTCATTCTCTTTTTCGTTGATCTGGAGCTTGTCGATGGATTTAACAAGATAGTCCTCATACTTTGCTGATATGTAAAAGCTGCGTCCGATCGGCTGGCTGTGTGGATCTCTCGGATACAGATCATCCGCCGGATACAGGTCGTTCCTCGGATACAATCCCTGCATCTCTTGATCGAGTGAAATATAGTGGAATTTCCCATCACGCCCAATGTGCCCGAAACATCCGTTGATCTCGCAGATGCATGACAGCACCGTTTTCCCGGACAGCGCTTCTCCGATCGTACTTCCGTCTGCACTGCTGCCGGTGATCTCGATCGTCTTTTCCACGGTCATGTTGTCGTTGACAAGGCTTATTTCTTCCTGCTCAATCCCGAAATGCTGAAAGAACGCATCTCGGAAAGCCTTTAAAGTCATCGGAAATGTAAGTGAGTTATACCATGCCGCCATATCAGCGTTAAGGACATCATACAGGGCATCGTAGGCTTCCACGTCCCGGCTTTTCCTGTCGGCGGCCGGTTTATCCGAATACACTTTGTACCGTCCGATCTGATACGGTGCATCTGCTCCCTTTGGGGTGATCTTGACCGTGATCCATTTACCTTTCAGCGACTGGAAGATGTTTGAAATCGTAAATTTTACGACAGACGCTTCACACGTCCCAAACTTCAACTCTTTCTCAGAACATAACGATTCCGAAAGTTCGAACTTATCTTCGTGTAATTCGGTGTTAGTTATATTTATTTTTTTGTCATCTGTAACTATGGTGATTTGCTTATCTACAGTATCATCCGTGAATAATAAATCCATCAAATAGCACCTCCGTATCCGATAAAGGCAATTCGGAATGATTCGTATTCAATCGTTTTTTCATCTGCGTATCTGATCGTATACTCTATATCCGGTACATAGCAGTACATTGACACATATCTCCCAATTTCCGGCATGTATGCAGTTACTAACGCTTTCTTTTCGACAGCATTTACATACTGACCACGGATACTATCCATAAGTGGTCGTAACGCAGCTTCGTCGATATCACTCGGAGTTTCCCATTCAGCTTTAAGTGCAACATTCTGTAAGGCTTCTCGATGCAAGATGCCGTTTGCATCCCGGTATGAATCAAGATCCTGTCCTTTGATGCCGCACTTGAATTTCTTGGCTTCAATGTACCGGAAAGGAACGGTATAATCGCCTACTTTTATCAAAAACCCACTGTATGCCATGTCCTGCTCCTTTCCTAAAAATCAAATGCGGGATTTCCGGTTCTTCTATAATAACTGCTTGCTTCGTCTCTCACCACCTTAAAGATTCCGCTCTCATCCGGTACGATCCGCACCGTCTGTACACCTTCCATCTTGCTTGCGATCATGTTTGCAAGCGGCTCCAAGTATGACAGGTTGTTTTCCAATGGTAATACTGCTTCCCGCCCAGCTTCACCGATTTGAGCAATGGTGCTACCAGTTGTAATACCTCCATTCGCAAGTGCTACTCTTGGTAATGTGACTTTGGGGACTAAATCCACGCCGCCCCAATCAACCTCTGCTACTTTTGCCGCCCAAGAAACAACCTTATTAAATCCACCAAGTATACTATTTATACCACCGACTATAAAGTTGATTCCGCTCTCGATTCCGCCTATTACAGCATTCATTGCTCCAACAACTCCACTTTTCAATCCATCCCATAGTTTTGTAAACAAATTTGACAATGGTGTTATTACATTCTTATCAAACCAGCCGGATACTTTTTCCCATATTGGCTTGATATCTTCTTCCCAAAGTTTGCGAAAAAAGCCAGATACCTTTTCATATAATCCATGAAAGAAAGTCACTATAGGCTTAATCACATTATCATTAAACCAGCCAGAAACAATTATCCAAATAGCTTGAACAATTATCCACAATCCCTCGAAAATTTGCTGTACTCTTGTCCCAAGACCGCGAAAAAATCCTACAATCGGTTCAATCACATTTTCACTAAACCAATTTGCTGCACCTGAAAAAAGTTCACATATTTCATTCCAATGGTCTTTGATAAATACTACCAATGTAAGTACAACAGCTACAATAGCTGCTACTGCAGCCGCTACAGCCGCCGGAACGCCAAGTATGACAGCTGCAACAGCTGCTATCGCAATTCCTATGACCATTATTATTTCATTGAGCCAACTGAATCCGCTCTGTAGCATCTGAACAAAGCTCAATATTGCAGTGACTACTCCAAGAACCCCTGCTACCGCAACCGCAACAGTGCTACCAAACGCGAAAAACGTTCCTACAAGAATAGCTATCGTTGACACTAAAAGTAAAGTTATATTTTGGACACTAACACCATTCTGATACATATCTTTCAGTGCTAGTACAAACCCTGCTATTCCTGCTGTAAGCAGTGCAATCCCTGCGACAAGCGGACCGAATAATGCATACAATCCAGAAAACGCTAATGAAGTACCTACTATGTATCCGATCAATCCCTTCCAATCAACGCCATCTTTCCACATATGGAAATAACTCACCACCATAAGTGCGATGCCTGCTATGGCCGATAATACCGATAATATTGTTCCTAATATAGGATGCGTTTTCATTAAATCAGTTAAAAATGATGTCAACTTCCATGTAAGTAACGCAGCCCCTATTGCTGTAACGATTGGCAATATTGTTTCAAATAATTTCTTTATTTTCTCAACCCAAGCCAAATCTTTTTCTGTCAGAGGGACTTCCTCATATCCATTTCCGCCAGAACTACCCGTACCACTACCACTATCTGAATCATTCGAACTAATAACATTCAATTCATCGAACCCTTGTAAAGCTCCTTTTACTTTCTTGGCTGCTTTTGCTGTTTTATCTAAAGAACTGGCATAATCAATTTGTTGCTTTTTTGCTCTTGTCCAAGTTTTCTTTCCGCTGATTGCCGATACAAATTTATTTACAGCATTAACCGCGTTTGTAAGCCATCCGCATAGTTTTACAATCGCAGGGATGATTGCTGATAAAATAGGTGCTGCCAACGTCCCCAGCGATGCCTTGAGTGTGGCTGTTGCCGATTTTAACTCCGACATCCGGGAGTTAAAGTCTGTGGAATACTTTGCCATGTTCTGGATGCCATCCTTAAAAGCTGATACCATTGCATTAAAGCCCTTGGTAATCCAGTTAAAAATAAACAGAGAAAGCGTTATCCCTTTCAGCCTTGACAGGAACGTGGACATCAGCTCCGCGGATTTCTTGGCGGCATTGCCGACTTTCTCAATCTGCTTAGAGCCAGTACCAACTTTGGCTTCCTTGGCAGCGACCTCTTCCATCTTCCTTTTTGTAACATCAAGCTGGCGATTTACTTCCCTTAATTTCTCCGCTTTTTTCTGATACTCTACCGTACCCTTGGAATCAACATTAGCCACTCCATCCGTTTCCATGTTAAGCATCTGTGCTTTAACCACAGACGCTTCTGCTCCCGCCTGTGCCATCTTATCTTTAATTTCCTGCCACTTGTCAGATATTCTTTTGTCGTTTCCAGACGATTCAAGATCTTGCAGTTCACCTTTAAGAAATGGGATTGACTGTTCCAGCGCGTCAATATCGTACTGCATCCTTTTAAATGCCGTGCTTTCTTCTTTGCCGCCAGTTGCGAGGAATCTCTCTTTTGCATCTTTTAGCTTATTCAGTTTTAACTGCGTCTGCTCGAGCTGTTTTTGTACCTGCAAATATTCCTCTGTGGGAACATATTTTTCAGTACCTTTTAAAGATTCTGACAGTTTTTTTCCTTTTGCCACCAACGCCTCAAACTGACTTTGCAGATTCTTATATTCCTCTGTCGGAATTTTCATCTTCTCAATCTCACGTATTCCATCGGTCAGCTTTTTGGCTTCACTCGTCAGCTTCTGAAACTTGGCTTCCAACTGCAACAGCTGACTAGATGCTTCCCCATTTTCAATTAACGTCCGTATCCTGATTTCTCCATCATATCCGCCAGCCATGTACAACCCTCACTTTCTAAACTAAGCCCAGTTCCTTTTCTGCTTTCTTCTTGGCTCTGATCTCTGCCATCATCCGATCATACTCATCAATGGCGACCTTCTCATCTTCCGTATACTCTTTTTTAATTTCCGGTTGATCCAATGCATAGATCTGCTGCGCTTCCTGCACAGCTTTCTTTTCCTCTTTTCCCATCTTGGATGTGATTTCCTTCCGGCGTATTTCGATAACCTGTTGAAAAGATGACTGCTTATAAGGTAAGTTCCACAGCAAACCGCAAAACGTCCACCAGTGCATTTCATCCAATGAAAGGTCTATTCCGTATATCTGCCGGAAGTCTGCGTATATACGCCACTGGTCAACATCATAATCAACCAGTCTGCGTTTATCCTTTGATGATCCTGGTTTGTCGTGAAACCAGCCATTTAAAAACCACTCGACGCATTCCTGCAGTTCTTCCCCCTCCGGATGCTCCCGGTCATCGAACAGCAGCCAGATCAGCGCGTCACTCTTCTCGTAAGCATTCAGATCCTTGTTATACTGCATAAGAAATACCTGTATGCCAATCCGAAATGAGGTATTAACCTTGTATCCATTCCATTCATCAGGTAAAGGATCGAGCATGACGTTAATCATGCTCGCGCTCCTTTTCTATTAGAGTTGTAGAGTTTTCTGGTCATCTCATAACGCTTGCCAAAAAGTTTATTCATGACCGGAATAATTTTTTCAACAAACTCCACTAATGCAGTCTCATCCGGTGTAAAATCTCCATACACATTCTTCACCGTATCTTCACCAAACAAATTGTCAATTTCTGCTGCAACCTGTTTCAAATATTTCACGCGAATCCTGTTTTCCTGTAATACCGTCTCAACATTAACATCACCGGATTTCGACTGTTCCTGTGCATGTTCCTTCTTCCATGCTACAGTCTCTTTCTCGCAGTTATCAGCGATTCTTCCCAAATTGTTGATGATCTGACCAAACCGCTCGGCTGTATCAGCATCTGCCACATTGACGCTTAATACCGTAATGATGTCTCCATCCACATTTTTAATTGCGATTTTTCTAAGACCACTGTCTAATGCCAATTCTTCCATGTGTTGCCCTCCTATTTTTTCGCCCATGTAAAGGTTCCATCTTCACTGATCGTAATAGTTCCAAGTTCTACATCACCGTTTCCTTTGATCTGGATAGATGATGTCAACACATCACCACCAGCGCCGCCCGTGCTGGACGGAGATACGATAACCGGTACTCTGATACATTCACCCGATCCGGTAGTGATATCCGTTTTGTAATACCGGTAGTAGCTTGTCTCACACTGCTTTCCGGTCGGAAATTTCTTAAAAAGATTATCAATGCATTTCTGCATATCATCAGAAAGATACTCACGTTCCGGCGTTGTGCTGAAATCGTAGCCTTTCAATGTAGATGACTTGGACTTCATGTTGACATACTGCGAAGATTCAACATCCGGTCCCCAATCTTCCGTAATTTCCTTGTATCCGTCTCCCATTTCCACGATGTTCGGGGTACTGCCGCCCATAAGGGAACCGATATCAAGCAAAGAAACCATGTTTGTTCTATCCTGTGCCATGTTTTTTCCTCCTGTTATTTTTTGTAAAAATATTTCAGCTGCATATTTACAGCATAAGTTACTGTTTTTTCATTCTGATTACCGCCGAACACCGGCGATGTCCTTGCGATCGCTTCCAATGTCAGATGTGGATCTTTAAATTCAATCCCACTCTCTTCCATCCACGCTGCAAGATCGTTAAGCATCTCCTGTGCATCCATGCTCGCCTTATTGGTAGTTGGCGAACATTTATAAATGATCTGGAACGGCATCTGCGCCACATAGTTTCCACTGACATATTTTTTCAGATATACCGCTCCCTGTATCGGAAACACACCAATGGATCTATCCTCATTAATGGAGTTCCACTTCACGGTTGAATTGTCCGCCTTAAATCCCTTTGGATAATCTGGATATGCCATCACCAGTGCAAGGAGTCCTTTTCCTGCGTTCTCCGCATCCCGGATAGTAAGTTTTTCTGGTTCTGCCATTTATACACCTCCTACCTCGAAATGAGGTAAAATGTCCTCATATTTATCAATCGTTGTTACCCTGTAGCAATCGTCGCAGTGATCAAGCATCCACTGATAGGCATCGTTCTCTGGTAACGTTGCATCCGTATGATCCCCCTTGATAAAGAAATCCTGTGCCGGATTGAATGTCAAAAAATACTGCTTGCATTTGTCCGGCATATTTCCCCACTCTTTCGGCGGAAGGTATAATTTACTGACATTAGAAAAATCGATATACAGTTTCACTGCATCCGCGCTGTCCATGCCGCTCTTAGATACGTTCGCGCCCTTGGTTTCTACAAGGTCGACACCCTCGAGCAGTGTCGGGTAATATGTTTCCTCTTCGGTTTCCGCGTTGAATGAGCGATTGAAAAGGGTAACTGTTTTATTATCAAAGAATCCCATATTTATTCCTCGATTGTTTCAATGCCATATTCCTTGGCACAAGTGTTCTCGATCTTGCATCCGCGATAGTTCTTCCATTCTCCAATGAAATAAGCCACATCGGCAGTTGAAAGAAGCTCTAATGATTTCCCAAGAAACCACAGTGGTTTTGCGTCATGCGGTGCAGACTGGAAAAAACTGTCGATAACCTCAACATCTTCTCCATTGAACTTTTCCTTTACAGCCGAAAATGCCCTTTCTCTTTCTTTAAGGATCTGCTCATCCGTCTTATCTTTCATTGGCTGTGAAATAAAAATTCTCTTCATGTTTTCCTCCTAATATCCTGCATATAATAATCCGGTGCCGGACAGGTATTCACATACCGTGTCATAACACAACCGGCTCTGCGCTACCTTATCCCCAAGCACCTTATCAATAAGTGTTTCATTACTTCCAAAGCTGATCGACCGACCGCCAGAGGACATTGACTTCACATTGCCGCCCTTTTCGTCACTGGCATGACTGGTCTTGAAATCTATCTGATAGAGCAGATCAGCCAATGCACAGGTGGCTTTCTGGATTTTCTCGTCAAATTCTTCCTTGGCAGCATCATCAATATGCCCGTCGGTTAACTGATTCAACTTGTCAGACGCACGATCTTCCCACTTGGGGAAAAGGGATTCCTCGATAGAATCCCCATAGTATTTTTCTTTGTAGAAGTCATATGTGGTATAGCCCATCAGGAATCCCCCTTTCTTATGAAAAGTCAACAAGTAAATTCTCATTGAGCTCTTTAATGCCGTAAATGATATCAAAAGAGATTTTGTCCTGCTTATGGTCAGAGTCGTAATCGAATACAACACGAACGCCGAGACCATCAGCGGATGCAATGTAAGCGTTCTTGTTTCCCATAGGCAACTCAAGATTACGCGTTACAAGTGCAAGACCATTTCTATGGAATCCAAGTGCATGTGCTTTGCTTACAACAAACGCATCGGTTGTTTCGACAGTCTCCGGAATATTCTGGTCTACCTTTACGGTACCCGCACCAGATGCAAGTGTGACATCCTCGGTCACGGTGTAAAGATATCCGTTGACGATTAACTGGTCTCCCTGTTTAATTGTTGCTGCTGCCGTCTTACCATCAGATACAGTGAACTGTGTTGCATCCTTAGTTCCGGCAACCTTATAGGATGTTGCTGTTCCCGCTGTTTCGTTCTGGTTCTCCGGGCAGTTCTGCGACATGTATGTCTCACAGGTATATACCTTACCGATTTCAGACTCTTTGAGTGCAATGGAATCCCCTTTGTAGCACTGCTTTGCAAAGTTATCCAAAGTGTTATACTTGTAAAGAATCGTCGGTGGCAAAATTAAGCGCCTGTCTGTGCGCGGTGCCTTTGCCTGATCCAGCGCTTTACCTACTCCGGCGATATCAGCGATATCCGGAGTGCTTGATACACTCGCTTTCTTCTTTGACTTCGAAATGCCGACCGCCAGAAGATCTGCATCAATCTGCTGCGCCATTGCCTGCATAGCCGGTGTAATTACCTGTTCGGAGAAGTTCTTGATATCCAACGTCATTTCCTTAGAACCGACATTTACAGTAATGTCTCTGAATCTGTCCATTTTGACAGTTACAGAACCCTCTGTAATGTCCTGCGCTTCTGTCTGTCCGGTAAAGTTCTTTGCTACAAAAGTAGCCGGTTTTCTTACGGTGATGGTATCGCCAACCTTTACAAACTCCTTGGAATAATCTCTATGCACGAGATTAGCCATCGTAAGGTTGCTCTGTAATACCATCAGCGCTTCATTCGCAATAATCTGCGGTGTTAAAATTGTGTTTGGCATAATATTCCTCCTTAAAAATTACTGATTCTGTTCCCGCCACTTCTTGTATGTAGCGAAATCCATCTTGTTTGGATCACCAGTGATCGGCTCCGTTTTTGTTCCCATTGGGGCTGTAAACGTTGCCTGATTCTGTTGGCTCTGCTGTTCCTGCTCATCAACAAATGCACCAGCATCACTTTTCTTTGCATCTTCCAGCAAATCATTGAATCCAATCAGTTTTCCATCCTTCACAGTTACACTTGCTGCAATGTCGGTCATGATAGACTTCTTTGCGGATTCCGAAGAAAACTTCACATCCTTAAACGCTTTTTCCAGCAGATCATTTTTATCGCGCTCTGCAATTTTGGCATTGAAATCCTGTTCAGCCTGTTCTGCTTTCTTTTTCCATTCATCGCGGTCTTTCGTGATTTCATCAAAGTCTTTGCCTTCAAATCCTTTCAGAGTACCTTCCGCAGTCTCCGCGCGTTCTTTGTAGTTGTCACGCTCGGCTTCCACTTTCCCGATCTTCTTATCAAGCTCCTGCTTGGAATACAGTTCCTCGCCCATGCTCTTCTTGATAGATTCTTTCTGCTCATCTGTGATCTCAAGTCCGATTTTTTCCAATTCACTGATAATCTTTACCATATTTCCTTAACCTCTCTCTTCCAAGTTTTTGCTCCGGTCAGTCCGGCACAAGTGAGTTGCTATTTGCTCCATAGCTGGCAAAAGAAAAAGCACGCCCAAAACAGGACGTGCCATAATGACCATCCTATAATTTTTGTAGGGTAGCGAACGGATTCCTACGTTCCGCCCGGTGCTTATTCGTTTGTTGATTTTATTTTATCATGGGGATATAAAAGATTTGTGCCATTTTTAAGCATAAAAAGAACACCTATATTTCAAGGTGTTCTCTACGAAAGGAGGTACTCTGGAAAAGTATCAAAACATATCCGGTACAAGATTATAATAACTCAATCTGCAAGAGCATTTGTGCCAAAATAAAAGAAGGCGCTAAGCGCCCTCTCTGCAAATATACTCTTCTGGAATATCCAGTGTTGTTGCATCATCTAACAATTTCTCGTTTTCATTCATCCACGGTGCGAACAATTTTACCTCTCCAGATATCTTGTTCACTTCTATGCTTCTACAACCATAGATTTTTTTGTTTGGATCCCCACCGAATGCCACGATGCGGTCTCCAATGTCATATACTGCGTAAAGGCCGTGCATAGTACCTTTTTCAAAATATTCATATGCTTTTTTTATCAATTCATTATTCTGCATGCCTTTACACCCTCTTTCGAAATATCTGCCTCACTAATCTTCCAGAATAGAATATTTTTCATTTCTGTGTTATATTCATCAACATTATATCGAATACCTAGCTGCGGATCTACAATGCTTAAAGCATCCTCATACTTTTCCAGTACAACACAATGTGAACCATATTTATGGTCAAATGCCAATTCGTATCTGCAATTACTGTTTTCTGTGTTTATTAATTTAATTATATCATCTTTTGAATATTCCGCAATAGGTTCCACATTATCCCATGCTTTCCAGGGTTCTTCCATCAAAGATTTAACTCCCTTATCTTTGGCAACAACATTCAATCCTCTCTGGCGCATTTCATACGCAACTACTCCGTTGGCGCAGTTCTCTGTACTTTGGTTCGGATTTATTACTTCAAGTCTAGGATTTAATCTTTGCCCCTTGGTTTGTAACCATTCATCTGGAACACCTTTGTATTTTATGGCATTATTTTGATAAGCCGTTGCCTTACCATTCGCCTTTGCTGACTGTGCTCGCTTAAATCCAGCAACCTTGATTCTGTCAGCCTGTGCCTGCAATCCGTTATCCACACAGAACTGCTTATACTTCTGGTTCTGCATCCGCAAGCGGTATGCCAGGCGATCATATTCCGGTTGCAGCATAGATTTCACATCCGTTTCTGCCACTCCATCAATCTCCGCTTGTTTTACGAGCAACTGCCGTTTAGTCTGCCTGATGGCACGCTCCATCGCCCTTTGCTGCTGTTGCAGTTCATATACTTTCCGGTTCTCATCACTGTCAATCTTAAGATTGCCATTTTCATCCAGATACGGATTTTGTAAAGACTTGTTCCAGGGCTTGTGCGAATGCCGGCAGTTATACCCGTGCAGTCCCAAAGGATTTAAGACGTGTCCTGTTCCATTCACAATATCATAGCCTGTCATCTCTGCCAGATTCAGCGCATCCGGTTCGCTTCCGGATATTTTATAGCATCTTCCCTGCCAGTTATCATGACCGGCAAGATAAGGCTGACCTTTTCCCTGTGTTCTCGCACCCAGATGAGCAGACACAAGCACATATTCCACATTATGCTCTGCTATGTAGTGATTGGTTACCTGTGCCGCCGTCTGGTTCATAGACGTGACTACGCACATTCTTACCGCCGCTTCCAGTGTCCGGCGCGTTCCGGTTGGGTAATCGATCATAACGCCTGTCTTGCCGTACTGATCCAGTATATCGCACACCGCCGCGCTGTATGACTGCGCACCAGCCGCCACACGCATCTCAGCTTCATTGAGTATATTCATGAGATCGCGCTGTGACTGCATCATGGTGGAGCGTGTCAGATTGTTCACTTCTCCAAGTGTTTTCTTAAATTCTGCATTCAGCAGCTCCATAACAACCGGATTTTCAAGCGGAGATATCGCATCTATCCCCAGGCGGGACAGCGTGCTTTTATCATCATCCCAAGATGTCAGCACTGCATCCTGTAATAGTCTGCGAATCTCCGCCGTTGTTTTCTGTGTAATGGAAGATAATCGCTTTACAATTTCATTCTGGTGCATTCCAAGCTGTTGCAACTTATACAATTCCATATCGGTAGTACCAGCCACAGACCCAGCTTTTAGTAAGCGCATGGCAATGTCCCGTAATATCCAGTCCTCTAATTCTTGCTCATATGATATTAACGTATCTGATTTTCCGTAGAAATATTCTGGATCAAGCATATTATCCCTTCCCCGATTCTCTTTTTGCCGTATTAATCCATTGTTGACCATGTGTCTGTTTCGCCGTCTCAAACCAATGATCTCTCGTGCCTGGAGCGGTATAATGTAACGGTTTCCCGGTTGGGTACTTGCGTTCGCCGCTTTCGGCATATGACCGGCCGTCCTCTGTCAGATACAGTTCGCCCATGTACTGATAATGAGCATATGGGGTATTGGTCTGTATCAGCCCAGGCTCTACGATCTGTGTTGCCCCGCGCAATGCCCCCTGCTGAAACGGCATATATTCCATCATATCCCCAAGCACCCGCTGATCTAATGCATCTTGCGCCCGCTTAAGATTTCCATCTATTCTTCTCGTGTCGAGATGAATACCAACGTTCCCAACGATTTTATTATAATTCATATTACCACTCCATTTATTTTTTCCAAGCCAGCGCAACGATTGTAATGCAAATAATTAAGATATTCATAGTTGATACTGCCATGTTCTCACCCCCTATTCCTCCCCAAACAATCCTTCTTTTTCTCCACCGCTTGCTTCCTCAACTGCCGCTTTCGCATCTTCCTCAGAATACCCTTCAAATCTGACAAGATACTGCCACTTCGGAATATACCCAGAGTTGGCAAGCGTGAGATTTCTCATCCTGTCCTCTTCCTCGTTGTATGTAATGTCCCCGAAGTCATACTGTGGTTCATAATCACCCGCCGGTGCCAATCCGTATAGATCCGCGAAAACTGACTGCGCATAAAACAGATCATCCAGACAACGTTGCATTGCATCCCGCACATCTTTAATAAGCTGGATGGTTCTGCGATCATCGGATTCTACCTGTGTGGCAGTTACCATACCTGTTTTCTCATCGATCACAAAATAGCCATTGGAAAATCCGCACTTCACACCGACAAGAGATAGCTGCTGATTGATGCCGCCTTTTCGCACTTCGGTGTTAAGCTGCGGGTTGACCTCGTGATAAACTTCCTCGTCTTTTATACCTACACCCGCAAGTGCTTTAAAGAACTTGGGCATCTTTACCTTTGGTCTCACAGTGTTTCCTTTTTCATCCTTAAATGCAGGCTTCTCGATAAGCCTGTCGTCAATCACAACCATCCTCCGGCTGTCCTCGATTTCTTCCGCGTTCCGGCTATATGCAATGTCAAGGTCTTTCAGTTCCTCAATCGCATCAGCAAAGGCAGATAATCCCAGTGGACTATTTAGGTCAATATCGTTAGAGGACGGCATCCGAAACAATCCGAACAGCATTGAGTTGATCTGCTCACCGTTCTTTTTCGTGATATGTACGTCCGGCTGCAACCTCGACCATACTGTCATACTTAAGTCAATTGGCTTTCCAATCTCCCCAGCGTTCTTAGACACGAACGCTCTGTTCGATATGGAGTAGTAAGTTGTCTCGGTGTACTCTTCTGCATCCGGCATTCTCACGCTGGCGGTAAAAAATCTGTGGTATTCCAGCTTTGTGAAATACTCGTCTCCCTCCCGGTAGCTGTCCTGGAACACAATGCCGGTTATGTTGTGGTTGCCATCAATGCTCGTTATCTCAAATCTATCAGGTGTTACCAGATCAACACCTGATCCATTCGGTTTTAGGATAACCGTACCACAGGCACACATGAGTTCCGTCCACTCCCGGATGCGGTCATGCACAGACTTCTCCCAGAACTGTGTCATGTACTCTTTTCTCGCCCCATCAAATGTCACATCGATTGCAAGCGTGGCAAGTCTGCCAATTTCTCCACAGACGAATTTTGCAAATTTGATTGTCTTTATTCCCTCTTCCGGGTTCGTCCAGCCCGGTTCGCCCTTATAAATCAACATCCAGTTCTGGATTGCCTTTTGCATATCCCCGGATGTGATGCCAGTCACTTTGAACTGGTTCTTTACTTCTGACAGGAACATCCTGCTCCACCATTCCTTGATCGCCGACATAATTCCCATTTGCGCCCTCCTATATCAATCCTCTGTTGTATCTGCGTGCTACTGTATAAATAAAATATCTGATAAGATCCATGTGATGATCGTACTCCTTGATTACCCTGTCCTCTCCTACTGCCTTTTCATCCCACGCATACGCTCCAAACTCTTTTCTCGTCTCTACGCAGCTTTCATGTATCTGTAGCATACCAAGGTTCAGATACTTCGTTACCTCCTGTATTCCGTTCAGAACGTCATTGTTACCATCCATACAAGTGAACTCCCCATACTTTCTAATTGTGGCTTTCATTGCCGCCGCTGATGGGTCTATCACGATGGAAGTGATCGGAAAATCCCCAGCCACCTCTTGAATCATCTTATAATACGCTTCGTTATCAATCGTTACTCCAGTTTCTCTGCCAGAATAATGCCCTTCCCGAAGCATACGCACCCTTCCGCTATTCTGTAGTTCCATCAAACCTACTGCAAATGGGTTCATAGTTCCGTAGTCGATGGAAAGATAATAGGATGACTGCGGGCTGTACTCATACTCCCCACGGAAAATGTTCTTTTCCTTATCGAACATTCCATAGACCAGCCCTTCTGCTATGACCCACAGGCCAAGGATAAAACGGTCATAGAACACACCGCTATACATTGCCCGGTATCGTGCTTTCACCTTCTCAGAGAGGGACAGGTTATCATCCATCGTAAAATGCAGATACAAGATATTCTTTTCGGTTGCCTTATCAATCCAATTCATTTTGAACCAATGGCTTGGGCTGTCCGGGTTGCAGTTGAACCAGAACTTTGAACCGTCCACAGAGCATCGTCCGGTTGCCTGGTTCACAAATGACTCCGGCATCAGTGCCACTTCGTCGAAGAACATTCCGGCAAGTGTGATACCCTGAATCAGATCCTGCGACCGCTCATCCTTACCGCCAAATATGTAAAAGAAGTTGACCGTATCTCCTTTGCTGATCTCGACCATGTTATCTGATCTATGATCCAGCACCTTGTATCCCCGGCTACGAAGCATCAGCTTCAACCAGAACAGCACATTTCGCCGGAATGATCCGATTGTCTTTCCTGCCATGCCGAGATTCTGCATATTGAATGTGCTCATCGCCCACAAAACATAGCTTAACGACATGCACAATGTCTTACCGCTTCGGATTGCTCCATCCGCTATGATGCCGTCCTTATCCTTAACCGGCGATGCATCACACCACCAGGTAAGCACTTGTCTCTGTTTCTTAGAAAAAGGCTTAAATGCAAATCCGTTCTGCTTATACTTCTGCTTCATCCGGATAGCATTCTTCATTACATTTTCTTTTAGTTTGTGCACCCGCCGGTCAAAATCTGTCCAATCAATCATCCGACCACGCTTCCTTTGCCGAGCCGTTCAAGGCATCCAAGAAATTATCCTGCTCCGGCGCATCCTCGGCACTATCCCTGGTCTGCATCTCCAGTTTAAGCAGCTCCAGATCAAGTTTACGCTTATCAAATTCTTTCCTGTGCTTATCTGTCGGATTCATTTCGAAGAACATCGTAAGCCAGTCAATCGCCTTTTGCCGGTCTGCCAGCTTGATAGATACGCCATCTTTCCCACGCTTAACCTCTTGTAGCAGTTGTGTGTCTGTATCTTTCGATTCTTTCAAGTCAACGGCGCTGACCATATATTTAATCCCTGTCTCTGGATCCTCGATCTCTTTCTGCCCGAACGACATGTAGTTGCCAATATCTGCAAAAGCAATACGCATCTGTAGTTCCACAATATCGTCAGTTCCGGCAACTATCTGCTGACGCTTGATTTCTTTCAGGCGTTCGATTTCTGCCCGAACCTTTGGCTTTCTTAGACTCTTACTTCCCTCAACCATTGCTGTCTCGTAACTACATCCATAAACATTCAAATAGCTTTGGGTGGCATTGAACGTCCTACTGTAATATATGCAGAACATCTGTTGCTCCGGTGTGAGCTCGTCATTCCGTAACGTTTCTTTTGTACCATCATCGATAGGCGCTACCACCTTGGGTGCACCCTTTCCTTTTTGTGTGCACACCTTTTTGCTTTTGTGTGCACCCTCTTCCCGATTCCACCCATACCGTTTCTTCCAGCTCTTAACAGTGTTGATAGTGGTTCCGTACTTCTCGGCAATATCTTTGTACTTCATACCACTCATGTAGTCCTGTTCTGCTTTCTCGTAATTCTCCACTATCTCACTTCCTCTCCGCTAAATGGTATATTTCTAACCTCATACCATGATTATAAAGCAGATAATTAGAGTGTTTGTGCCAATTTTAGGGTGCAAAAAAGAGAGGGATGAACCTCTCTGATAATAAATTATTCTGTTTCATCTGGAATTCTAACCAGTTCATATCCAACCGGTCTGATTGTCCTTGGTTCCGATTCTCTCATGGTTATAAGATTATTCTTCTGCAAATTTTTAAGATGCGTATACACTGATGACGTGGATTTTAACCCAACCCCTATACCGATTTCTCTCATTGATGGTGAAAAAAGATTTTCTTTCATGTAAGATATAATGAAATCATATATTTCCTTCTGTTTACTTGTCATATTTGCGCCCTCCTCTTATTTCTCCATTCCTTTATTTTTATTTTAGAACGCATGTTCTGTTGTGTCAATGGTAATATTTTCCACTATATTGTTACCATACTATTCGCAACTGACCCGAATTCTCTTCTTCGATTCTTGCACTCCCCTGCTGTATAAGCATTTGCGCCATTTCTTTTCTGCGATAGAACGTTCTTCGGCTGATTGGGAGAATGCCGTAGTGTGCTTCCAGCATATCGTAGCTTGTCCCGATCACGATAGATTCTGTCAGATACTCCGCAATAAAACTGTCCACCTGGTTGCAGATTTCAAATACTTCTTTTTCGTCCACTGGCATTCCTCCTCTCAATTTTGCGCAAAAAAATACCAACCATCGTATTTGACGGTTGGTTATGCTTCAAGTGATTATTCATCATCTGTGGAGCGAATACAAATATCTCCCACTTAATGAATCCAAATATCTCCCACTTTATAATTTTTAGGTTCTTCATTTTGGTAAAATACATCCGGCTTATTTTTTGTTTTTTCAGCCACAACATCTTCCGCTATATCCTTTGTATCTCTGTACCCCATTCCATTATTATTTATCGTTTGTGCAATCTGTGAGTTACTTACTTCAATTTTCTCAACCTTTGCTTTCAGGTCTCTAAATTGTATCTTAAGCTTATTTGCCTCCTTTATCTCTTTTCCCCCAATAATGCCAACAATGACGCCAATAATGGCTACCAGAAGTTCTCCGAGTGCTATCCATTCAGATGGTCCCATGCTTGCCTCCCTTTCGTAGATTGATATAGATATTATACTACTCCAACCACCAATATTCAATTTTCAAGGTTCCTACTTTTTCGGCAACTGCCCCTCTAAGTCGGCACAATTTGTTTTTATTGCGATCTACCAAATAATGTGCTACGCTATGCATGACCTATTTCGTGGTCATTTGTATTTCCGCCCCGCCGCCGTCTCCCCGGTAGCAGGGCATCTCTTTACTCCTTGGCGATTGCATCTAAGCAGGCGTTCCAGCCTGTCCGAATAATACTTTTCTCAACATTTTCGTATCCGTGTTCGAGATCCGGCATCTTCTCCGGCAGTTCCCGGAGCGGACACCAATCCGGCTTTTCTCCGTCTGGTACAAGTTTTCCTACCGCACAACACAGATATTCGTCATCCTCTGTTTCATAGCATAATGTGCATTTCTGGCACACTTGTTCCGGCATATCCATAACCAATACTGCTTTAGACATCTTCGTTCCTCCTTACCATCCAAATATCACATATCCCGGCATTAAACCGTACTCCGGCACATCACGCAGAATATATTTTATTTCACGTTTTACAGTTTGACCCGTGAACTCGTTTCCGTTCCACTCCGCCAACACAACCACGTCACCGATCTGCAAATTATCTTCATCCTTACGGATTTCAAATTTTTTCTTATCATGTATAACTGCTTCGAAATATTTCGGCAGAATCTTTTTCTTAACTTCTCTCATCTGCCCCACCGCCTTTCACGATTGTAATTGCTTCATCCATTGCCCTGTTCCATTCCAAATCTTCATCAGTTCGCACGACTCTGAATTTGTCGTTTAACTGCTCCACGATTTTGTCCGGATCAAAGGCGGTTGGGACATCATCAATAGCAATCAATTTGATAACGCCACTTCCGGTATGACTTGCTATCACTTTTCCCTTGAATTTATCCGCATCAATCAGTCTCATCGTTCGCCCTCCTGTTCCATGCTTTAATTGCTTCTTTCTTTTTCATACCTCTGCACGGAAATATTGCTCCCGGACAGCTATCACAAGTAACGCAGTAGTTCCCAAGAAAGAGGTTAATTTTTGCTTGCCCACCGCAGAACGGGCATGGTTTCAATTTTTCGCTCATTCTTCATCGCTCCAATCTAATTTCTGCCCACAATTCGGACAATACTTCATATCATTTACTTCCATATTACATACAGGACAAAAGAAATGATAATGTGTCCAGGAATGATTCGTGGTCACTTTTCTCGCTGTCTGTTTTTCCACCGCCGCCCGGCATTCTCCCGGTGTACCGATTGTGCGGTACTCTTCGACCTCATTGAGTGCCTGAATCGCCGCCTCCCTTGCCTCCGGGAAATCTGGATGCCTACCGAAATCTTTCCAGGTAACGTCCTTTATAATCTCTATTGCATCATCTTTCGTCATGCTTACACCTCCAACAGTCCCGGGTTATCAAATATGTTGCCGACCACCTCATAGTTTTCCAGGACAAAATCGTCAAAATATTCTTGATCTTCATTATTATTCTCATGTGTGATCCAACCGGATCCGTTCCACTCGATCTTTGCGTATGTAACATCTTCCGGATGATCCTCGTCCAAATATGCCATCAGGATATCTTTCTCCCAGATCAGCTTGTCATTCTTGTCCCTAAGTCCGGTACACTGGCAGATGGTGGATGGGTCTACGGTATAAAAAATAATATCCTCTCCATCCCATTCCTCGATTTCTGCAATCTCGCCATCTTTGTTGCAACTTGGCAAGCCATATACCCATTCATCATTATCGATCCGCTTTGCGCGGAATAAATATCTATTCTCCATCTGCGCCCTCACTTTCCCCGTATGGCTCTGGCAATGGCATCCAAGCTATTGGTTTCCAAGCGTTGCTTAATTTGCTTGAAATTAATTCCTCACAATATTCCTTTTCGTTTGTAAGGAATAGCAATTTGCCCTCTTTCATGTAATTCGTGAACGCCTTGCACACATGCCTTTGGTTGAATCCATTTTCAACGGTAAGTAAAACCGGATATCCGCAACATTCGGGCAATCTCTCACTGCACGGAATCCATCTGTTCGGCAATCCCTGTTCCTCGGCATCCTCATATTCTTTGAGTTTCCGATATACTGCATCTATTTTCTCACAATCCGGTTCACATGCCCTTTCCCACATTTCATCATCAATCCACAATGGATTCCTTTCTGTTAATCTCTCCATGCTATTCCTCGCTTTCTTGCACCCTCTCCCAATCCGATGTATAATATCCTCGGCACCAGTTCTGGGAGGAGTGCGGTTTCACCCGTACCGCCAGTGTCTAGGTTCAAACACATGACTATCCCGTAGAACACTCGGCGGCTGGTGCTTTAAATATCAGTTTAAGATTCCTTATCAAATGCCTGTGATAAGTTCTTTCTACACTGGTTTACTGACATTTCATTGCATAACGCCTCGCATCCTGTACACTTTAATGGGCATTGCTCATAAGTGATTTCCCTAATTTCCGTGTTATTCATATCACAATATTTCATAATTTCCTCCCTGATTTATTCAGCCGTCCATGTTTTCTTGTGTTTCCAGCGTTTGATATCTGATTCTTTGCATTCCATCTCTTCAAACTCTGCTTTTGTGTAGCAATGGAAAGGGACTATCTCACCGCATCTGGTGCATCCCCAGTGTGGCTCACAGCCTTCGTACATAAGGTTATTTACTCTAACGACTTTGTGTTTCATATGTTTTTTCCTCCGTTTAATTTCTAATTTTATTCATTTAAAATCGTACGCTTGGGAATTGTACGTACGCTGATCCCGTTGACTTCCACATGATCGTCCACCGCAATAACCAAACACTGTCTGCCATCGATCAGTTTTGTTTCGACCAGATCCGCACGCTCCGGGTTGACTTTTATAACAATGTCCGGTGTTTCAATACCAAAACTCTTGGCGTTTGCGATATTCGTTGCAAGCAGTTCCGTTTTCCCATTTGCGTGCGCGGCAAATACCTGTTCAAAGGCCTGCATATTTTTCTCCGGTACGCCGCTGTTCTCCAGCAGTTTTTTCACTTCCGTCTTAGAAAGGGTGAGCGGCTCCGGATTGTCTTTGCTCTCCTCGATCATCTCATTCAAATTTTCGTAGACGCTCTTTACGATCTCATAATTTCCATCATCCTCTAACGTTTCCTCCAGAATGCTCTGGAACATTTCTTTCTGAGTCGCCGGAGTAAGCGGCATCACGCTCCCAAGTACATTTTCAATCAACCCTACCTGTTCAATCTCCGGATTCTTTGCATATGTAAGTACGCTGTGTATATCAGACGATCTGTCATTAAACGCCGGGAAAAGAAATCCATTAGCCGGCTGTTCCACCGTCCAGTCACGCACACGATCTGCAATGCTGTTTGTAGTCGCATTATAGGAAAGTCCTGCTTTTGACATCTTGACCGGACAAATGCTGCACATGATATGTGCGTATACTTCATCCGATGCGTCAAACATCTCATCACCCGCCGCCGATTTTCCGGGGATATCATAAACAGAATGGATCAGGATAATGTAGTAGTTTTCTCCGTAGTCATAATTCTCAATGATCTTTTTGTAAAACTCCTGCACCAGCGCGTCATCTTCCAGCTTGGTATCCCGCAGCTTTAAAAGGAATTCCTGCGTCCCGCCTGCTTTTTCCTGTTCCATCGGGAACTCCATTCCGACCAGATTTTTTCCAAGTGTTCCGGAAAGTGTGTGGCGGAAAATCTCAAAATATTTAAACTCCTCTTCCTCTGGGAGTGATAAAAACGCATCCTTTGATTCAAATATGATGTTTTTCTCATGATCCACATAACATCCACAGATACGCGTGATTGCGCAATTATCCGGTGTAAACTGTTTTCTGATCTCCAATACTTCTTTTTTGTTCATGATTTCTTTTTCCTCCTAATTTAAAATTCAAATGCTATTTCAGGTGCCTTTGGCATATAGCCATTGGATTGCTCTATTCTGCGGATAGCCGCTCGCATACTCACTTCCTTGTCCTCCCATGCATACTCGTAGCCATCTGGAGCAAACGCCTTTTTACACTTCCCATTGCACCGATCTGTCACTGTCTGCCTACTCATAAAATTCTTGCGTGCAGCTTCTCGCGCCGAGCAATATACTTCCACAATCTCACCTGATGCATCTATTTTCGCTACCGGCTGCCGCCTTGAATTTTTCCCGGTACGTTTCCCAAGCTCTTTTTTGCTGATATACGCAATATTCTGTATGTAGTTATCTGACTGACACCCATTTCTGTGATATGGCACATGATCCGCCGGCGGAACACCAAGAAATGTTCTTGCCATGATTTGAAGCAGTATAACTTCTTTTGCTTTTCCGTCTTTTGTCAGTTTTACTACCAGACGAGGACTTCCACTCATCTTTTTAGGATAAGGCTTCATCGTCCTTACCTTTCCAGATCCGTATATCCGGCGTACATTACCATTCATATCCGCTTGGTACTTCCCGTCATAGCCTGGTATATCTCTCCATGATTCTTTCACGCCATTACCTCCTACGCAAACCGGAGCTGCCCGGTCTGCTCTGTCTTGATCTGCATATTCGGTGTCCGCTCTGCCACGCATAACTCTGGCAGATTTGCTTTTACAAGCGCCGCTGGAATCGGCGGACACACTGCATTGCCGCATCTACGCACCTGTTCGCTTCTTGGGTATGTCTTGCCGGTATAATCATGGTCAATTATGTAATCGTCCGGGAATCCCTGGCATCCGTATAGCTCCCGCGGTTCCAGCATCCGCAGTCCGATATCCACAATCTGATAGTCTGTCCCATTTATGGTCACTAATCCAAAGCGATCCTGTGCCGTGACTGTATCAAGCGGCTTCTCAATATCTTGCCCTGTTCCCTGTCCGTAATATTTAATCAGAAATGCTCTGACCTCTCCAAAATGTCCGTCACCGGCTGTGATCGTTGGTAATGGCAGTCTGATATCTTTTCCGTCACAATGGTTATTCATCTGGATCAGATTCGCAGTAACAACGCTGTTATGATCCCATGCTGTAACAGTCGGAAGTGGATTTTCTACTGATTCCCCGGCACCTTTATATCCTCCGTCATAGTACTTATGCAGAAATGATGTGACGAGTCCATATCTGTTTGAGCTGTCAACTGTCATGATCGGATCTTCTATAGTCTGTCCTCTTACTCCATCTTTTGAAGTTTCTGAATGGTACTGAATCAATGTAGGACTGATAAGGCAATGCTCATTCTTGCTTACGATAGTTGTAAGTGGCTCTCTAACATCCTTGCTTCGGTCTTTTGTAAATCCTGTCTGCCCGATCTGCACCATATAGGGCTCCACAATCCCGTACCCATGCTTTCCTGTAATGGTCGGCATCGGATCCCGGATATCGTTCGGTCTGCGCTCGCCGCCGTGGTTGCATTGGATAATAAATGGCTCTGGATTATCCAAAACGAATTTTTTTAAACCTCTTGCAATCCGATCCAT